GGAGTCACAAGGCATAGATCGGCAAATCATAATGAATGTCCGCAGGGGGAACCGAATGAAGGTGTGGAAAGCTTCGGAAATGGCTCTTGTTCCCCATGTTTGCCACAAAATCAAAGAAGAGGTCGCTTCTGGAAGTTCTGTTGCTGCGTTTTTTTCTTTCACGGAAAGCAGGGAACTGGCTGGCTCAATCCTCGGAACAAAAGATGGATTTTATGGTGGACAGTCTCCCAAAAAGAGAAAAGAGCTTATTGAGAAATTTCAATTGAACGAAATCCACATTCTGCTGTCCAATATCGGAGCGGGTGGAGCCAGCGTTAGCTTGCACGACACCATAGGAACCAGACCAAGAGTGAGCTTCATATTTCCAACAGATCAGCCAGTCAAGATGGGCCAAGCCATCGGACGTATTGATCGTTGCGGCGGGAAGACCCATGCAAGGCAATACATACCATGTATCGCTGGGGGTATGAGCCAGTTCATGGTGGAAAGCTGCGCCAAAAAACTAAGACAGCTAAAAATACTTAATGACGGTCACTAATTTTATGAAGGAAATCATCTACGAACAATCCGCCGAAGCCGCAACATTGTCGTGCATTTGTCATGCGCCGACAGAGCTTCAAAAGGAAATGATTGAAAAGATCAAGGAGGATCATTTTTATCTGAACGAGCACAAGCTTATCTATCGCGCCATGTTGCGGCTGGTTGGTCAAAGTCTTCAAGCGGACTGGGTTACAGTAATGAACGAGCTTGAAGCACAAGGACAGCTCGCGTCTGTGGGAGGACAACAAAAGATTGCCGAAATTGCCACCTTCTGCCCGTCACACACCAACTGGACTCGGTACTATCCCAAACTGGAAGACGCTCGCTATCGCCGCTCATTGGAGTTCCTTGCCAGCGACATGGTTCATAAAGCGAGGGACAGAGAGATTACATTAGACCAATTGAAAAACTGGAGCGAAACAAGCGTTATGAAGGCAGACTTCATGCTTGATGATGGCGACAAGCTTTCCATTAAGGCCGCAGCCGATGCAGCGGTATCCAACATCGAAGCAATTCTTCGCGGGGAACCACGGCGCGGCGTTTCAACAGGAATGAGTGGACTGGACAAGATACTTGCTTTTGGTCTGAGGGGGGGAGATATGGCAGTGTTGGCCGCAAGACCGAGTGTGGGAAAATCTTCAGCCGCTATGCAAATAGCAGAGCATGTGGCATTAGACCTAAAAAAGCGTGTCCTTGTTTTTTCCCTTGAAATGACAAGCACTTCGTTAATGGAGCGAATGATTCGTTCACGCGCAAGGGTTCCTGTAGCACACCTGTTGGCTCGCGCAGTAACAACAGAACAAAAGGTTGCTCTCTCTAATGCTACCCAAGAGATCATTGAGTCAAACATGCTGTGCGACGATAGCCCCGGAAGATCAATGGGATATATCAAAGCCGTCAGTCGAAGAGCGCACCAAAAGCAACCCATTGACCTTATCGTTATCGACTATCTGCAACTTGTCCATGGAGACAGTAAGCGCGGCAAGGAAAATAGAGTGTGCGAGGTTGAAGAGATTAGCAACGGAGTAAAGGAGCTTGCCAAAAGCCTCAATGTTCCAATCTTGATTCTCGCGCAACTCAATCGTGACCCAGAAAAGCGCAAGGGCAAACCATCAATGGCAGACCTAAAGGGGTCTGGAGCCATTGAGCAAGATGCTGACATTGTTATTCTGATTCACCGCGACGATGAAGACCCAGAGAACCAAACCCAGACTCCGATTGTCGAGTTCATCGTAGCCAAACAAAGGGAAGGTGCTACGGATACTTGCAAGATGCTGTTCAACAAGCCAATTACTCGCTTTGAGTCTCTGGACTAGACTTCTTCCAACACCAATCTGGAAACTCAAGATTTTCGCCACCTTGGATACTGACGGGCAAATGAACGCTGACGGAGTTGTAACACCCACAGACTCCGCAAGCCTTAAGCTGCATATCAAAAGACGTTTTTCTCGCTCCAGCGATTTGCGGAAGCATTCCTGCAACACCCTTGCACCCCCAGCATCCAGAGGCTTGAATCTGATAAGGGCAAGACGCACAGATTTTAGCTCTCCGTTCAGCTTCTTCTTGATCGACGAGTGAAAATTTTGCTTCCTTGGCGAATTTGTACATGGCTGTCACCCATCGGGTTATAGCACCAAATCCAAGGGTTTGCTTTGCTTGGGAACATGGCTTGCATGAGGTATATCCCGCAAGTTGATCACAAACCGCGTTTTCCACCTCCTTGACCAAATCTGGCGGAGGCACAAGATTAAGCGACATGATCGTTTTTGAGCATTCTTTGACAAGCTCGCCAAAGTCCGCAGCACGAACCATGACATTCGTCATTGGGCAGATACATCGGAATCCTCCCGGTGGTATTGCCTCTTTTCTACTTAAACAGAATTTTGGGGGACTACTCATTGACCACAAGCTCCGCTTCAAATGTGTTGTTGTCTGGAACCTTCAATGATTCCAGCTTTGTTGCAATGTTGATTTGTACTTGGGATTGCTGATTTGGCTCGGAGAAGTTAATGGATGTGGCCTCCGCGAGTTGCTTGATGTTTCTCATCATTCCAAGTGCTTCCATTCCGTCAAGCTCTTGCGCGGCGTCAGCGGCTTTGACAAGAACTTGTCCCGTCAAAAACTTGATAGACTTCTTCATTGTTTCAAGAGACGCTGTAATATCCGACATGAGAGACGGAACATCATCATTCTCCCAAGGCGCAGGAGCACTCTCATTGGTGAGTCTTTCGCGGCAAACCTTCCAACGCTGGGTATCAATCCAAGAACGAACCAACCCATGGCTAACGCCAAGTTCTTGAGCAATGTCAGTAGCATTCCTTCCCGCGCAATACATTGAGAAACCTTTGATACATTGTATTCTTTTATCCTTGCTCAGTTTTGTCATGTCTTCTGGAGCCTGAACAACCTTTACAATGTCCTTAGACTCCCAAGGGTAAGGCATCTCTTTATCTGGGTTATCAAGCCAAATTTTCTTGTGCTTTTCCCAATTTTCTGAGTAAATGAACTTTTCGGCATACGCCCTCGTTGAAACACCAAGAGCCTTTGTGACTTCACTCATTTTCCGACCATCAACAAAAAGCCTAAAGGCATTTTGCTTCATGTATCTTCTTTCTGGAGAGTCCCAATCGTATCCGCGCCCTCTTTTATTTTTTCTTGGCTCCATCAGAAATAAGGTAATATATTATCCATAGCATGGCAACAGAAAACAGTCAAGACGGAGCCGTTCTTAAATATGGAAGATTGTGGAGTCCCAAAAGCGGGGCCGCTGTTACGCCGCTCAGAATTGAGATGGACGCATTTCTCGCGGGACTATCCAAAGAAGATGGTGGTCTTGGCAAGTCAGTCCACTACAAAAACATAGTTTCCACAATCTGGCCAACGTTCGCGTGGCACAAATGGGCAGAGCTTCGCGCCCAAGCTTTCTGCATGAACAACATCGAGATTGATGGGAATAACAGATACGTTCGCGGGGTGACAGGGCTGGCTGGCGGAACCGACTCTGGAAAATCGTGGGATATGGCAGCTTTTGGTTTGGTGAATTGGTTTTGTGACCCGCTGAACACAATGGTCATTGTTGTGTCCACAAGTAAGATTGACGCCAAGCAGCGAATCTGGGGCGCATTGGTAAAGATGTATCGTGAGGCACAGGCAATAGGCGTAGCCCCCGGACGCCTTATCGAATCAATGGACATCATCAAATTGTCAGACGAGGAGGGAAAGGTAATTGACCCCAATATTGGTGTGTCCGACGCATCCTCAATCATGCTGCTTGCGGCTGGTGACGAGTTCAAGGATGACGCGCAAAAACGATTGCAGGGTAAGAAAAATCGCCGCATCGTATTGATTATCGATGAGCTGCAAGATTGTCAGCCCGAAGGAACCAAGGTTTTAACACCAGATCGCGGTGAGGTAAATATTGAAGAGTTGAAAGACGGAGACTACGTCATAACACATCACAAATCCCATATTTTTGGTAGTGGTCGAAAGATAAGCGGAGTGTGCAAAAAACACTTTGATGGAAACCTAATAAGGGTTTCCACTGCTACGGGACTTACAACCAGATATACACCAGATCATATTTGCATTGCAAAAATTGGCCCAGCATTAAATGGAAAAACTATTTTGTACTTAATGAAGCGAGGAAACTCTTTCAGGGTCGGAACAACATCCAAAAGACACGGCGGAGACAAAACTGGAGTATTCGGGGTTTCTGGAAGATTGTTCGATGAAGGGGGGGATTGCTCTTGGATTCTTGATGTGTTTGATCACAAGCAGGATGCGTTAATGGCTGAAGCATTTACTTCGGTAAAATTCGGAATCCCAGAAGTGATGTATGTTGATCGCGGGCATCCCAATAGTGCTGGTCAAGAAAGAATTGATAATTTTTGGATAAAAATGGGCGACTTGACGGAAAACGCCAAACGATGCTTAGAGTTTTACGGAAAAAAAATCGAATATCCACTCATTGACCGTGGAGCATCCACAGACAGGAAGGGCAGAATTCAACAATTTCCAATGAGTCGATTGGTTCAAATTAGAGCATGTAATTTGATGAACGGAATGCACGTTATTGATTCAGCCGTGGCTCTTAATGGCAAAACCAGTGGAAACGTCAAAAGATACGACAAGGCATGGACACCCATCAGTGTTGAAAAAGAGCCATATTGTGGGCCAGTGTGGTCAATGAATGTGGATAATCACCACACCTATATCGGTGATGGAATCGTTACACACAACTGTTCGGCTTCTGTGATTAACGAGGCAATCTGGGGGTTCAAGGGAGCGCAAGAGCTTTACATTGTCGGCGCGGGAAACCCGTCTTCAATATTCGACCCCCATGGAAAGTTTTGCGAACCAATCAAGGGGTGGATGAGCGTTGATGAGGAGACTCCGCATTGGAAAATCAAGGTGGCTGGTATTGAAGGCTTGTGCTTGCGGTTCGATTCAGAGAAGGATAACCCAAACCAGCAATCATTTGATGCAGGAAAGGGGCTCCGGTATCCGTTCTTGCCCAAGCCAAACGATGTTTCAATAGCCAAGAAGGAACTTGGAGAACTCAACCCTCAGTACTGGAGAAAGTTTCGTGGATTCTGGCCCCCAGCAGATGCCGATGACACCACAATATTTAGTGATATTTTGCTCGCAAGACACGGCGCATTAGACAAGCCGATCTGGGATGGAACGCCGAAAGACATTGCTGGCATTGACCCAAGCTATACAGAGGGCGGCGACAGGTTTGTATTTACCCACCTCAAATACGGAAGAATAATTACTGGCAAGTGGGCTATTTCCGTGGAAAAACAATACGTTCTCAACCGCCGACAAGGAAGCCAAGAAGACTTCCAATATGAGATGATTTATCAAATTAAAGACTTGGCAAACAAATTAGGAATACCCAATCAATGGATGGGCGTGGACGCTTCGGCTGGTGGCATCTTTTGGTCGATTGGCGAAAGAGAAATGCTAAAGGGGTGGCATTCAGTCAGCTTTGCTGGCGCAGCATCTGATCTACCAGTGAGCGCACAGTATGCGTTGAGAAACGAGACCACGGGCAAGCCGCAAATTGGTAAAGAGTTATTCCACAACATGGCCAGTGAGCTTTGTTTTGTCGGTCGCTATTTCTTGGAGAATGAGCAATTGAAAGGAATTACTCCAGACTTGGCTTGGGAAATGACTCAAAGAAAGTATGTTCGACGCCAGAGAAAGATAATTATTGAGTCCAAAACAGACATGAAGAAACGAATAGGCAAGTCGCCCGACTTGTTTGACTCGTTTGCTGTTGGACTGTTCGTTGCTCGCAAGGTTTTTGGTGCAATGGCTGGCGCGGAGGCCATTGAAGAAAAGAAGAGAATCAACAAGGAGGCATTTAAGAAAATCAAACAAACCTTGACTTTGAAGAGGAATTGGTAGATTCTATTGTGGATTATTATGGCAGAACTACCAATTGCAGTTGCCGACATTTGTATCTTCAAAGGAGGCACGTTTAATCAGACGCTGTTTTATGAGACTGGGGAACCATCGTCTCCAGTTGATCTTTCTGGCTACACTGCAAAGATGCAGGTAAGATCAAAGCCAAGCAGCAAGGCGGTAATACTTGAATTGTCAACAACCAATGGTAGAATCATACTAAATGAGACAACAGGCTCCATTAGGCTTTTTATTTCGGCTACAGATACCGAAAACTTATCCTCTTGTAAAAATGCCGTATATGACCTGTTTTTATACAATGGGGCCACAAAAACGCCAGTCCTCAAGGGGAATGTCGTTATATCCGAAACAGTTACAAGATGAGTAAAATTTGCATACCAATTCCATCATCCAGCGTAATTGGAGTATCGTCCACGCCGATAAATACTCCAAGCTTGAACATTTTGCGCGTAGAGCCATCTATCACAACCCTTACTGGTGGGAGCGGTTCACTGGCAGGGTTGAATACATCGAGCGGAAATTATGCCGTTGGTATTGTTATTTTTTTGGTCATATCTGGAATTCCCGCAATTTACCAACTCACCGAAGGCACTGACGCCGAAAACGATCCATTTATCATTAGACCCAATGATTACGGAGTTCAAACAGGCAACAAGAGGGTTTGGAAACGACTAATGTAACCATGAAAACGATTCTCTTCTTTATTGCTTTTTTGATCACAACCAATTTGGGAAATGCCCAAACAAGAAACGTTTTGGTTGGAACCAACAATGTGGTTACGCAACCAACCAATTTCTGGAGCGCAAACGCTGTTGACGCAAGAACTGGACTTGGCCTCGGAAGCGCGGCAACAAATCCAGCATCCGCCTTTCAGCCATCATCTTCTACCCTTACAAATCTTTCGCTAAACAATGGTGTTAATCTGACAAACATCAGTTCGTCCAGCCTTGTTGGTGCAGTATCAATAGCAAATGGCGGAAGCGGAGCAGCCACGGCTGGAGGAGCACGGACAAACCTAGGGCTCGGCTGGTCTGCTCTAACAAATACAAACACAACCGATTTTATTGCTGCGCTCTATGGGGCAAACACCAATCCCGTTTTAGTTAATTCCAACGGATCAGTGGTTAACCCAACCAATTTCTGGCAAGCCGCCCCAATAGCAACATTGGTTCAGTTAAGCCAGCCAGTAATAAGCGCAACCAACAACGCAACAAATGCGCGAAACCTTCATTTATACAGCTTAACACCATCCGTTGGTGGCGTAACCAACACCATCATACTCCCAACGAACGGTTCTACATTTTTGGGAGACGTTGCATTCGTAATACACGAAGGCCCAACAAATTCTATTACCGCCATTCGTCAATCTGGCGCATTAACAAACCTTATCACGCTGAATCAATTTCAAGAGTCTGTAAAATTTATCAACGAGGTTGGCGGATGGAGGCTTGCTGACAATATATCTTATGTTGAGCCTATTTACTTTTCTGGAGCTGACGCAGCATCCAATGCCGCTGCAAGCAGAACAAACCTCGGTCTTGGTGCGACTTGGCTAACAAATACAAATGTAACAAATTTCAGAACAGACATCGAGCTTGGAGCAACAAACAATGTTACGTTTTCCAATGTCACGGCATCTGGAGCATTAAACGCAACAGGCGTGGTTACAGCCGTTACAAATCTGAATGTTGGCGGAGCCATTGCCGTCACTAACGCCGCAGCAACAAGAACAAATCTTGGACTTGGATTCACCGCTTTAACCAATACGAATGTAGCGGGATTTCAGCGTGCAATTTTTTCTACCAACGCTGCTCCAACGAATACCGCAAACGTGAACGCAATAAACTTCAATACCGCCATATTGTGGATGGAAGTAAGCATTGTAACCAACAGCGTGACAAACAGTTATAGAATACCATTGTTTCAATGACAAACTATTGGAGGCTTGAAAAAGATATAGTAATCGTTCAGGGCAAAACTTGGACGGCGAAATTCCGTTATCTAACGAAATCTTGCAACAAGAAGACCAATATTCCCGTTGATCTTTCAACATACGGAGCATCTTTTGTCATCAGGGAATGCACAAGCGATAGCGCGACATTGCTTACTTTAACGGCTGGAAATGGAATCACTTTGGGCTCGGATGGAACCATAGAGATTGTTATGACCGGAGCGCAAGCGTCAAATCTTACAGCGGGAGACAACGTGTATGAAATTGAGCTAACTCAGGGATATACGTCCATCGCATTTGCAACAGGAAAAGCCAAAGTTTATGAAGAAATTGCAAGGTGATGAGCCAAGAAGCAATAGAAATTATCGCGCCTAATACCAATGTTGTTACCTTAGTAGAGAAAAATGTTGAGGTAATTGAGGTAAATAATGACAGGGTTGAGGTCATTGAGGTCATCGAGACAAACCACGATGTCGTTGAGGTAGTAGAAAAAGAGATTGAGGTAGTCGAAATAATTGAAAGAGGCCCACAGGGAGTAAAGGGGGATAAGGGCGACACTGGTGAAAATGCCCCATTGCTTTGGATTGATCTTGTAAGCATGTGGGATACTCCACCAGTGCTTGTGTCGGGAACCGTTTGGAGCTATACTTGGGAGGGGATTACACGATACAGAAACGTGCCGTCTCCATACAACCCAGCAGATGATGCGTTTTACTCTGATTTGGGTTTGACAAATTTAATTGTGGCGCGAGCTTAATAAAATGGCATACATAGTACAATCAGTCCAGTCTTACACAGACACGGTTTTTGCCGCTTCGTTTACTCCCGATCAGTGGATTACCGAAGAGCAAAAAAACGATGATCGGATTTTGTTCTGCGCCGTCAACGATGGCGGTGGTAGCGCAATAAGCATCAGCTCTGGCTGGACGGAAATATACAGAAGTTCCGCTTCTGTTGCTGGTGTTCGTTTGGGAATTTGGGAGGCCAAACGCAGTGGTAGCGACATAACAGCCCCCACGATAAGTGGAGCAAGTGACGATTGGAATTGCTGCGCGATGCTTATTAGAGACGCAGACCCTACTACGTTTTTGGATGTGGCGATAGGAACAACGGAACAGACTGTATTTGTAACAAAATATACAGCCCCATCAATCACAACAACAAATAACAATTCTCTAATCATAAGAGTGGCAGCATTGGATGCCAACGGCGTATCATCTCCAGCACTAACAATCGGTGGCTTTACGGACGTTTCTCGCAGGATTGAAAACGCGGCGGTTGAATTGTATTTGGCAGAACAAATGAAAAGAACCGCTGGTTCTGTTGGAACATTTACTTGGGACAGGGGATTGAGTCGTGGTGGCGTTCTGGCAACTTTGGCAATTCGTAATAAATCTGGTGGCGCGGTGTCTCCACATAGCGACCAAGTGTTTAATGTTGTTGAGGAATTCACCTTAGATGCGGACTCTCCAACCGTTGCGTCCATCCATACGCGACAAGCGACAATTTGTGGCGTTTCAACATTAACACCTACATCTGGCCCAAATGTTGCAAACGCACAGTCATATTCAACTGATCCCAATTGGTATAGTCCATATATTCAAGTCACCACACAGCCACCAGCTACTGTTGGAGTATATGGCGGCATATTCCCAGTCACAGCGGATTGGTCATCTGGTAAATTGTTCGCGCTATTGGCAAGCACGGCGCAAAACAACGTAATGTCCAAAGATGGGCCGATATTCTATTTTGAAGACAATTCTGGCAATTGGCGAACATGGCGACCGATAAATCGCTTTTATTTTGGCTCCGTTAATTTTAAGGCAATAATAGCAGACCTCCCAAACGAAACGTTTGTGGATTCCGTTGGCTCCATAGATTGGGCCAACATAGTGTATTTTGGTATGGTTCACCAAAACACAACGGCCAACGGAACGAGTCGTACAGTTCAGCTTCGTGCGTTAGGCTCGATAGACACATTAAAAGTGGCTGGTGGTGGTTCCAGTCGCCCCGTCACCTTTAACGATGTAGCCAAAATAATCGTCAGTGGCTCTGGCATTTATCGCGGATTTATTCAGGGTTCAGGGCAAGCACTTGTCGGGATTCCGCTACAGATTGGCAACGGAACCGACAGCACCTACTTCATTGGAGCGGCACAATCTTTGGAGTATCAAATAGGAGGCACTGTTTCGTTTCCTTGGTTTAGGCTCGGAGAATTAGACCAACCACTAACAATCTACGCATCATCGGCAGACACAATAAATCTCGACAGCACAATTGTCGCCACAACAACTCGTCAACCATTTACAATCAACAGCAGCAGCAGTACAAGCGCATCTTACAGCTTTAACGGTGCAAGTATTGTGGGATGGAATGTTACTTGGAAAACGGGAGTAGATTGCTCTGGTGCAACATTTTCAAGATGCGGAAAAATAGACGCAAAAGGAGCGAGCTTTAGCGGCTGCTTTATCAAAGAAAGTGCCGCTACTGACGCGGCGATTCGCATGGAAAATGGAGGTTCTGTTCTGCAAACGTCATTTACCAAGGGGGCGGAAACTTATGCAATCGAAATATCGGGAACAGGAACCGTCTCTCTTGAGGGATCAACATTTTCTGGTTATACAAAACCATTGAATATTTTGGCGACCACAGGAACCGTTACCATTGAACGCGCCGCTGGAGACTCCGAAATAACATTCGATACCGCAGGAGCAACGGTTGTTTTTAGCCAGCCCCAGAATACATTCACCGTGTCGAATATTGTATCGGGTTCTCGTCTTCTAATTAGAAACACCGACAATCAAGACGTTTTGGTAAATGAAATAATTTCTGGAACTTCTCGTATTTATAGTTATACTTATACAACAAACATACCAATTGAGATAGTCATTAGAAATGCTTCTGCGTCTCCTGCATA